TGCCAAAGCAGAGATCGTTGGGAGATTTACTAACGCCGTACCTGTAATAGTCGGCCCTGTAACTCCTCCAGTTCCTGCTAATCCTGTAAGGTTTACCGCAACATTTGTTATCGGCGTTACGTCACTTGTAGAACCAGTCGCTGTCAAACTGCCTACTGGAATGGCGATACCACCACCAACTCCAACGGCTACAGTACCAACCGCAGACGTACCTACAAGTCCTGTAGCGTTTAGATTGTTGTCTGTAACAAGAGAGACTGTGCCAACAGAACCTGTTACACCAACGCCTGTAACAAGAATACGAGTGACGGACGCATCATCACCTATCGGTACTTGAGCTATGGATGTTGCGCCAAAAAACATTTAAATAATCCTTATTCAGGCTTAGTAGGCCAATCGTCATCTTCTAAGTTAGGCCAGTTGCTGTGATCTGGTAGGTTACGCAGTGCTGTACGATATGTAGCCCACTCAACCTTCTTCTCAGCCGCTAGTGGACTGTCGTTTGCTTGTGTCCAATCGCTATCTGCGAGTAGAGTGTTGCGTTGTTCTCTTACAGGAGCGCCTAGTACAACACTGCTTATACTTGACCACTTTGTTTGTATCTCATTCCATGTTGGTTTTGTTTGATCGTTAAGTATAAAAACTTGATCGTTGTATTCCTGTTCATTTGTAGGACCTCCATCAACACGATATGCAGTCATACCTAATGCCGTAAGGCTTTCAACTACATTCATACCGCTATCTCCATTGCCATAATTGTCATATCAGCGTCACCATAATAATTTACACGAATAGTGTTTCCATTATCTTCTTTAACTTGAACCTTATAGGTAACGGCAGAAGATGTAGCTGGAGCATCGCCACCTGCTAAAGAAAGAGGAACTCCTGTGTTAGAACTTTGTGAATTAAAACTTTGCTGCGCATTACCTTCGGACAATGTAGTATCACTACCCGATCCAATTTTTCGAATTAATCTAGCTGCGGTACCGCCATTAGAACTATTGTTTGGCTCTAAAGCACCACACATTGCCCACACCATAACTCTATTGCTAGATGAGGTAAGGGTTATATCTACTGATAAGGGTATATCAGCAAAACTGCTACTGGAAACGGCTGTATATCCAGTATAGTTGCTTGTAACTACTTGCAAAACCTTTCCACCACCAAAGCCTTGCCAAGCGGAGCCATCCCAGTAACCTCTAGGATTACCATCCCCATCAGACAGCACGATGTAGTTGCTTGCAGTGCGGATGTCTAGGCCGCCTGCATTACCACTATACCGCCCAATTATAACATTGGCATCTCCTGTGGTTATGGCAGAACCTGCACCTTGACCCACAAAAACATTATCGCTGTTAGATGTGGCAAGTGCTAAACCTGCATTATGACCTACCAATGTGTTTCTTAAACCTGTTGTAAGTTCTTGCCCTGCCCTTGCACCCACCGCAGTATTTGAATCTGCTGTTGTTTGATTTGTTAAGGCATTGAGGCCAACAGCCGTATTATTAGCCCCTGTCGTGTTTGCATCTAATGCAGAAGTTCCCACAGCCGTATTGTTGCTCGCAGTCGTATTAGCGTAGAGAGCATTCAAACCCACCGCAGTATTATCACCGCCTGTTGTATTGCTATATAAAGCCTGTCTACCTAATGCAGTTATGCTGTTTCCTGTGGTTTTGCTATACCCTGCTTGATACCCGACAGCTACGTTGTTGCTTGAGGTAGTAAGGTAAACTAATGTTGAGTGACCCAATGCAACGTTATTTGCACCAGTCGTATTGGTGTACAAAGCATCTTGGCCCAAGGCTGTATTGTTGGATGCCGTTGTGTTATTGTACAGTGATCTAAAACCGACTGAAGTATTCTGCGCCCCAGTAGTATTATCAAGAAGCGCCTGATAACCAACCGCTGTATTGTTACTTGCGGTGGTGTTGTTAGCTAAAGCCTGATAACCTAAACTTGCATTACTCCCACCAGTTGTATTGTCCTCTAAGGCTTGATAGCCAACAGCTACATTGTTAGCTCCAGTCGTGTTTGCGTAAAGTGACTTTCTTCCAACCGATGTTCCACCTGATGCTGTTGTGTTCTTAAATAGAGCCTGATACCCCACTGCTGTGTTGTCGGATGCGGTGGTGTTTGCGCCTAGTGCGTCACGCCCAACCGCTACGTTTTCTGAGCCTGTCGTTGTAACATCTAATGCGCTAGTACCCACCGCTACGTTGTGATTTCCTGTTGTCAAAGTAGTCATAGAGTATGCACCAACAGCAGTATTTGAACCCCCTGTTGTGATTGCATCCCCTGCAAGGCCACCAATTAAGGTGTTGTTCGTGCCTGTTGTGACTGATTGTCCTGCTGCATGACCAACAGCAGTATTGTAAGAGTCTGTAGCTGTGGTAAAACTTTGAGAATATAAAGAGTTTGCTCCTACAGCAACCGATTTACTTCCTAGAGTATCTGTAAATAAACTTTGATAGCCTATTGCAACATTTTGGTCAGCATCTGTAAGGTCAACCCCTGCCTGCCCACCAATCAAAACGTTTTGTACTCCTGTGGTTAAATTTGCCCCACCATTGTAACCGATACCAATATTAAAAGCATTTGTACCTGCATTTAAATCTTCTAATGCATGATACCCAACAGCAACGTTCCTACCATGACCATCTTCTGTTTTAAGTGCTTCAAATCCAACAGCAACGTTTCTGGTTCCTGTCGTAATCGCAGTACCTGCCTCATCACCTATAAGCACATTTTTGTCACCGCCAGATACGATTGAGTTACCTGCGTTTACACCTGCTCTGAAGTTGGATGTTCCTGCTGTAGAACTTTGTATGTCACCATCGACTGACACATTTCCTTCAACAGTCAGCCCATCAAGCGTCAGTGTACCTGCAATATCCTTGTCAGCACTATCTGCTAAATCTCTTGCTCTTGTCATGTGTCAATCTTCCTTTTATATCGCTGCTATAATAAAGGCTAAAAGTTCGCTGTATCTTACGCCCATTCTTGTTCTTTCAGTAGCACCCTCTGGGGCTTCTTCTTCACTATTGTAAGTATCTATGCGTGTGTAAGCTTCTTTTGCTTCAACTGCTTCAACAGCTTCTGTGACAAGCTCACCATATTCATTATACACTGCATCCTGTGCTTCTACTGCTTCAATAGCCGCAACTTCTGTTTGTGTTTCCCACCAAGTCGTAGAGATAAACATTGCATAGTCACTAGCGTCTAAGCCTTCAGCCGCAAATGCAGCCTGTAGGTCTTGAGCTATGATACCAAAGTGTGTACGAGCTTTATCACCTTTAGAAGCTACAGAAGATTTCCAACGGAACTTACGCAGCAAGCCTTTGGCAGCGACTGCCACTCTTTGCTCTGCGTCTGTTAGCTCTTCAATGTCTTGCTTTTCGTTGCGGTCTGAAGTTTGGATTGTGCCATTGGTAGCGTAGATGTCGTCAAATCTAACTGTAGAAGTACCTAAATCAGTTGCATTGTCTCGATTACTTCCACTTGAATCCACAGGGTAAACGCTGTCGGCAGGTGGGTAAAATGCCAACCCAACATTACCTGAGTTTACCCAAATGTAACTAGACGAAACACCAATACCGCCCATTGTGCTACCGTTGCTTAAAAACCTAACTAATTCGCCTGAACTTGCATTTCTACCGATTTGCATTGTTTCGCCAGAAGCGTCACGGCTGAAAATTGCACTATCACCACCACGAATAGAATGACCGTTTCCTGTAGCCCCTACGCTTGTCCGACCTACCAACAGATTGCCTGATGCGTCTAGGGTCATCTGGGCGCTATAACTTGTTTGGCTAGCAGATTTGTTAAAGCGTATGCCACCGCCAGTATAAATATCCAAGAAGTTACTTGAAACACCAAGGCCACCAACCCAGTTACCATCAGCTTGCAGAACAACTTTATTTGGCCCTAATGCACTAGAGGAATAATCGTTATCGAACATCAGCCGCCCATCCATAGATGTAAAAGCTGTTGAGCTATTCGCTCCTATTGTCCCTGAGAGATATAGGCTCTTAAACGCAGCGCTTGATGTCCCCAAGTCAATGGCATTATTGTTGTCAGTGCCAGAACCGTTTGCAGGAGTTATAACATCAGAAGCATTCGAAAACTTTAGGTTTGCATTACCTTGACCAAATTGGATTAAACCACCAAAAGATGCAATACTCCCCGTAATAGCCCCTGCTTTTTTTATGGTAATAACAGCGCCCTCATCAATACGATTCACAGCTAAAGCATTTTGCCCAGTAGCCCCTGCATGAACACGCCCATCACTTCTTATAGCTACACCAATATCACTTGAAGAACTGGCGTTGTGTGGATCTGAGCCAGCAGTTCCCACAAGAAAGGCACCGCTACTAGTGATGCGAGCACGCTCATTGTTGCCACCAGTTCCAAATATCAAAGCATCTGATGTTGCGGTGTGCATAATGAACTCATTGGAAGTGGCGTTACGGAATGTTAAACCACCAGAATTAGGGCCGCTAAATCGGACTATGTCATTAGGGCCACTTGATCCGTCTACATCTAAAGTCATTGATGGTGAGGATGTTCCAATGCCTATAAGATCATTTCCACCATCAACAAATAACATGTTAGCATTGCCATTGCTTTCAACACGGAAGTCTACATCAGCACTGTCTTGATTAAATACAGTTTCAGTCGGACTGTGTTCCAAACGCTGTATACTTGTTCCATCTTTTAACAAATAATATTGGATTGCTGCATCTTCTGAACCATTAGATACATCAGGCATATAAGTTATTATTCTAGTATATTCAGTTTTTTCATCAGCATCATTCTCAGCACTAAAGATTATTCGCCCTGTAACGTCATAATCGGCAGGGCTAGCAGAGTTACGGTATAAATCTAAAACAGGGCCAACACTTGCATCTGCATCAGTAGACACAAGCGAAAGATTTGTTGAGTTATCAGCAACAGTTATCGTTGCGTTGCCAACCACATCAAGAGCAGTTGCAGGACTTGTTGTTCCCACGCCAACCCGATTATTTGAGCTATCTACTTTTAGTGTGTTTGTATCTACAGTTAGATCACCAGTAAACGTAGCAGTTGTACCTGTTAGTCCACCAGTAAGTGTACCACCAGATAGCTGTAAATACTTCGCATCAGACTGCGTTTCTGTGAGGTGATCAGCTAGAGTAAATGTACCGTAAGCGACAATATCTACAATGTCATTTACTGCAGCACCAGAGGCTAACACAACTGAAGTACCGTTTGTAGCAGTGAAGTCTGTACCTGCTAGTAGCTTAACACCATTTAGATATACATCTACATAGCCGCTATCGTAAGTAGCAGCAAAAACAGTCTGCCCTGCAGTAGCTGTATAGGACTGACGATCTGACGTACCGTTTACGGAAGAACCTGCATTCGCCCAACCACCAGAGCCGTAGACTTTCATAGTATTTGTGGTGGTATCAAAGTATAGATCCCCAAGGTCTAAGGATGAACCGTCTGGGTCTTGTGTTGGTGCGCTACTCTGCGCTCCATGATATTGGTTTTGAAATGTTGCGAGAGAAGCAGCCGAAGATGTAGCTGAACTTGCAGAGGCTGTAGCTGAATTTGCTGAATTAGTTGCTGACGAAGCACTAGCAGTTGCAGAGTTAGCAGCGGCAGTTGCAGAGGTTGCGGCTGCAGTACTTGATCCAACAATGCCATCAACATATGTTTTTGTTGTGAGATCTGAGCCTGTACTAGGAGTATAACTAGCAGTTATTTTGTTGTTGCCTACATCTATTGCACCTGTAACAGTACCACCTGCTAACGGTAAGAATGTGTCTGTTGTATACTTCTTGGTTGCTGCATCTTGGTTAGCTGTCGGATCACCCAAGCCTGTAATCTTGTTTGTACCCATAGCTATAGCACCGCTCATTGTACCACCTGCTAGTGGTAGCTTAGTAGCTATAGAGTTTGTAATAGTTGTAGAGAAGTTGGGATCATCATTCAGGGCTGCAGCTAGTTCGTTTAGTGTGTCTAGTGTACCTGGAGCAGATGAAACGAGTGCAGCTACCTCTGTATCCACATAATTTTTCGTAGCGGCATCTTGTGCAGAACTGGGATCAGTAACGTTAGCAATTGTTGTACCTGTAACGTCTAGAGTTCCGTTAACTGTTACGTTGTTAAATATAGATGTACCAGAACCTGCAGTTACATTACCTGTTAGATTACCTGCTACATTACCAGTAATATTACCTGTTAGATTTCCTGTGACGTTACCAGTAAGCGGCCCTACAAGACTCGTACCTGTAACTGTCGTACCTGTTATGGTTGCAGGTGTACTATCCCCAATAATAGTACCGTCAATAGTACCACCATTAATGTCAGCACTCGCCAATGTCGCTTGACCAGATGTAGAAACAGTTGTGAAACTAGCCGCTGCAGCACTATTAGCCCCAATTGTTGTGCCATCCATAGCACCACCATTAATGTCCACCGTAGCATGAGTTGAGGTTCCTGTACTTGTTAGATTGGTAAACGTACCTGCAGCCGCTGTTGTTGCACCGATTATTGTGCCATCAATATTGCCACCGTTAATGTCAGCGGTAGCAGCTACAAGACTAGTATTAGCAGTTAACGTAGTAAAAGTTGCAGCAGCAGGGGTGGTGTTTCCTATTACCGTGGCATCCATAGCACCAGAATTAATATCTGCAGATGCTATCGTGTTTGTTCCCGAAACTGTTAAATTACTAACAGTAGTATTACCAGTTACACCTAATGTACCACCGACTGTAGCGTTTCCTGAAGCAGTTAATTTACCATTTACTCCCAGTGTTCCGCTAAGTGTAGTATTACCAGTTACACCTAATGTACCGCCAACTGTAGCGTTAGTGGCAATAGTAGCAGTTCCTGAAAGTAATAAATTCTTAAAGCGGTTTGCAGTGGTTCCTAGATCTACGGTATTTGTAGCTGCAGGAACAATTGTATTGGTTGCTGTAATAGCCACGAACTCATGCCAGACCGCTGCATTTGAAGTAGTACTTAAACAAATAAAAGCTCTGTCTGTAGAGGTGTTAATCCAAACAGAACCTACCGCATAACCTGCACCTGTATCATCTGTGACTGTTGGATTTGATGTTGCAGTGACATTATTCTTACCACCTATGCCACCATTAGAAGATGGCAAAAAGCCAGAGACAGATGTTGCTAGATTAATCTTCGGGGCATTTCCTGCAAGACCATCATGGCTATGACCACCAGTGCCAAATGCTGTTTCTATTTGGTTAAATTCAGATGTAAGCGGTGGAGCCGTAATGTCAGCGCCATTTATAATCTGACTACTCGCTTGGCGTGTGTATCCTGCCATGTCCTACCTTCTCCCTGAAATCGAAAATTCGAAGACAATACCTTGTATGGAGTAGGGCTTAAATTGCCCAATCGTCACATAGGTTGCCCTTGTTGCAAAACCAGATCCCTGTACATCAGCCGTAAGAATTGGTTTTGAGTTACCCCCATAGAGAGCATTTGCATCTCCATAGTCTAAATCTAATTCGTTGTACCTAACTGGTGCGCCCTTAGAGTCATCTTTATACTCTATGGGTCTGCTTACATTATAATCGCCCCAATCATAATCTAAGTGTAAGAAAAACTCTGCAGATCCTTCTGCCCTTACAAACGTATTTACTTTTCTTAATGTTTTTCGGACTTCTGTATCACCAAAATCTAAATAAGGTGTTGCATACACTGCAGTAATATCCGACCCTGCAAAGCTAGATCCAACTTCTTGCCGATAAACTTTGCCATCATAATCGCCATGAAGGGTAAATTCGGTTGTACCTATATACCCAGATTCTGTGCATGAAGCCCTAATTCCACTTAGTTCACCAAAAGACCACTCAATAGAACCGCTACTGTCATACAGACCACCAATAATACCGTAGCTAAAAATTGTTTCTTCAGAGTCATCCCCAACAAAAAATCTTACCTGAGATTTATTTCGTATAACTACGGCATTTATTGTATCGGTAGAAAAGTTTTTAATTGCATTTACGAGAGTTACTTGAATTGCTTTACTTACCGTTTCTAATTCAACATCTCCAATTTTTGAGGTGGAGGAAACAGGCCTGAAACCATCAGGCGCTAAGAAAAGTAAGTCACCTGCAATTTCAACTACACTATCTCTAGCAATACATCCTACGTTGTTGGTTACCTGATCTATAGTGAAAGTGATACCGCCAGAAGAGTTTTTAGTAGCTACAGTCTTTTTTATCGAGTTTGTACCAAATATAAAAAGATCATCTCGAAAGGGTTTAATTTGCTGCACATTAAAAGCAGGTACTTGTGTGCCACCTCCTGCAGCCGAAGTCCAAGTATAAGGATCATTAGGCGCGGAGTGTCTTAGCGTAGAGCGAGAAGTTAAATCTCCACCAACCCACAGATGATTTTGATATTCAGCAACAATTGAAGGCGCGTCTACTAATTGATCACCCCCTGCAGAACTAGTACCACCACTATTACCTTGTAGTAAGGTGTACCAAGTAGTTCCATCAAAAACTATTGCAGGGTTTACCCCATCTACAAAGCATATAGTAGAACCGCTGCCCCAATCAAATTGTACATGGCGTAATTTGTCTACGGTTAAACTGCTCGACACATAATTTCTAGTTGGTGATCCAGAAATGACCTGCCAACCTGAGTTATCAATGAACTTATAGAATTTGTAAGTATTTGCTCCAACATCCTTACGCGCAGCTATAATGTAAGGATTTCCTATATGTTCATTCTTGTATATTGCTAGGCCAAGTACTTTACCTTCGGCATTGGAGCCGCCAACGGTTGTATTCAGTCCACCTAGATAATCGTAGCCCTCTATACGTCTATAGCCTCCGTAGAGGCTAGGTTCATAGTTAACTAATCTAGTAGCAGATCCAGGTCTATTATCTGATAAATCAAGATGATTTTCATTACTGTTAAGACCGCCCCTACATATCAGCTTAAAGGACTCAATTTCATCTGCCATTAGAAGGCTACCCTTGTATCCCTAATATATTCAAAGTTGTTGATATATAGTGTCTGTAGGTCTTTAATCCCTAACATGAAGGCTTGATAGGTGGCATTGGCTGCTTCCATATTATCCTTAAACATATAAAGGTAATACAAAGCACCATCGACCAACACTGTGTCAAAAGCTTCAGGTATTCTTGTTACGTCTGTGGCTGCAGTTAAATCTGTATAGTTTAAGTAATACCTAAACCGGACGCTGTAGGCTTTGTTAGGCGAGGGGGTTACCCCGAAACCGTTTCCGTGAGAAGGGAATACATTATCAGGAATACTTCTACCTGCGCTCCCTGCAGTGTAGTCAACATCCCTATGTTTAGCGTACCACTCATCTCTTTCTATAAAGCCAAGAGATTTATATGCTGCGCCTAAACTTGAATTTTCTAATATTTGAAAGCTATTCCAATCTGCTTTCTTAAATGCGGTAGGCCAACTGTATTCGGTTTGACCTTGTGTTAGGACTTGCGTAAATTCCGCTGCATTAAAAGGCCACTCAAACTCAGCCTGATTAATTTTTGCAATTGCAGATTTTACGGCATCTTTAACTAAGGTTTGTATCCCTCTAGTGGTATCAAAGTCCGAAGCAGGTATTTCAACTTCGTTTAATCTCCGAAGAACCCTATTGCATAAATCTATGTAGGTAGAGGGCATTTAGCGTTATCCTAAAATAGTGACAAGGGGCCAGTATAAAACCAGCCCCTTTTATTGACTTAGGTATTATGCTAAGTTATAGTTTGCTGTGAAAAGAGCTTCAGGACGAAGTATTTTCCTACCATATAATTGCATTCCGCGCACGATATCTGCAAATGTAGTTGGTGAACGGAAAGTCTCTGTTTTA